CCCCGCCGTTGAACACGGTGGCGCCGTAGCACTGCGCCTGCTCCGACTCGACGCCCGACATCAGCGGCTTGCGGAACACCGCAGGGAAGATGCCTGCTCCGCGCCCACCGTTGGGCAGCGGCGTGTCGTACCAGGTGTTCTCGCGGACGTTGTAGATGATCGCGTGGTTCGGCTCGAGGCTGTCGCCGAACGGGAAGCACCACCAGATCTCGCCGAAGCGCGGCACCTTGAAGGCGAATACCTTCTGGCGCTGCGAGTAATTGAGGTTGTCGTAGAAGAAATTNATNTTCATGTTGTTCTCGACCTCGCGCACGACGCCGTTGAACATCAGGAACCGGTCGACACCCAGCCAGTAGAAGATGCCNTCGTACTCGATCACCGACTGCGCCGAGAGGATCGACGTCTGCGCGGAGATCGTGTCGAACTGGAAGATCGAGTTGCCGCCGACAAAGGTGGCGCGCATCANGCTGTCTGCCGACCAGAACAGCGCCGCAGGCGAGTTGCCCGCACCGGCGCGCAGCGGCATCCCGCGCACNATCTTCTGCCCAGTGATGTTGGCCACGCCGGACCCGGTGCCGGTGAAGTCGGTGCAGTCGCCGGGGATCGACCACGCGACATAGCCGGCGTCGCCGAAGATGAACGTGTACGGGTGGATCGCCACGACACCGCCGGTCAGGCTGTAGCCGGTCGGCAGGTTGGTGACCTGCGTCAGCGGCGCGGTATCGAACATCCCGCCGACGAACAGCTGGCCGCCGTTGCTGTTGCAGATGCAGTCGAGGTTCGGCGCGACTTGGGCGATCAACTGCGAGCCGCCGAGGCCAGCGGCGGTGTCCGTATCGAACTGCCAGAGATTGGCCGNATCCTGCGTCAGCGCCGAGGGGGTGCGGTCGGTGACGACGCTGCAATTGTACGAGGTGTCGATGTAGAACCGCTCGAGCTTATTNGCCGAGCCGGCGTGGATGTAGGTCAGCTGGTTCTGCGTGTACTCGCTCAGCGTGCGCGCCAGACCTTGGATGTACTTGTTGATCGAGCGGTAGCCCCAGATCTTGCGCGGCAGGCCGCGCTGGAAGCGCACCCACTCGCCGTCGACGTACTGGTCGCCTTCGAAGCGCGTGCCGTCTCGCTTGATGCCGGGCAGCGACTTGATCTGGAGGATCTGGTCAACCATCAGAAGGCCTCAAAGTCGATAGTTGCGTCGGCGTAGGCGGTTCCGCCAGTTCTGTCGGTCGCCGTGCAGCGGTACACACCAGACTTGGTCGCACCGGAACTTAGCGTTGTCGTGAACGTAGTACCTGCCGACGACGGCGAGTTGATGGTGTAGCTATCGCCCGAGACGTATGTCCAGGCGTAGGTGTACGAGCCCACGCCACCCGTGGCAGAACCAGTGTCGGTAGCGCTGGTGATCGAGCCGGTGCCAGTGCGCGATTTGTACAGATAGCCGGGGGCTATCGTGACGGCCAGCACCGATGACGTTCCCGCAAAGGCTGTCATGATGCCTGACATCAGCTTACCCCCGGCCCTGCCACGCGGAAGGTGTTGCTGCCCACGCATAGCACCGTGGCCATGCCGTAGCCGCTGACCGTACGGTTGCCTGTCGTGGCGGTGCCGGCCAGCTGTAGCGTCACGCCGGTGCCCTGCGTCAGCGTCGCGTTGCTGCCGCCGCTGTTGGCGAAGACGAAGCTGTCGCCGGCGTTGAACACCCCGCTATTAATCGTCACGCCGGTGCCGTTGTAGATGTGCTTGCCGACATCTGACGCCGCCGCCGTGGTGTTCGTGCTCTGCGGGATCGTCAGGTAGCCGATGGTGAAGCCGCTGATCGTCGGCGTGCCGGTGAAGGCCGGGCTGTTGGTCAGCGCGACGCTGCCCGAGCCGCTGACGCTATACGATGACCCCCATGAGCTGCCGCTCGACAGCGGGATACCCGCCGCCGGGTAGACCGTCGGGCCAGTCGGACCAGTCGGGCCGGTGCTGCCAGCAGTACCCGCAGGACCGGTGGGGCCAGTGCTGCCGCCCGCGCCGGTCGTGCCGGTGGGGCCAGTCGGGCCGGTGCTGCCAACGCTGCCGGTCGGGCCGGTGGGGCCAGCGGCAGTCGACGCAGCGCCAGTCGGGCCAGTCGGGCCGGTGCTGCCCGCCGCGCCGCCGGGGCCGGTGGGGCCAGCGACGGTCGACGCAGCGCCGGTAGGGCCCGTCGGGCCGGTGCTGCCAGTGCTACCTGCCGAGCCGGTCGGGCCAGTGGGGCCAGCGGCACCGGTCGATCCGGTGCTGCCCGTAGGGCCAGTCGGGCCGGTAAGACCGGTGCTGCCAGTCGGGCCAGTCGAGCCAGCCGAGCCGACAGGGCCAGTGGGGCCAGTGGGGCCGACGATGCCAGCCGCCGAGGTGGTCTGGGTCGTGCCGTCGGGGAACTTGAAGCCGCCGCTGGTGCTGTGGACCACAGCGGCCACCGTCAGTTCAGTGCCAGTCCAGACGAGGCTGGACGAGCCAGCCAGCGCGCCGCCGCTGTTGAACTGAACCTGCGTGTCCGAGCCGCCCGGCACCGCAGCCGGGGGAGCCGAGGTCCAGCCGCTGCCGTTGCTGGTCAGCACGTTGCCGGCGGTGCCCGGCGCGGTGATGCCCGTGCCGCCCTGCCCAGCCGATAGCGCGGTCGTCAGCCCCGACAGCGAGGTGATGTCGCTGTTCGCGCCGCTGGCAGCAGCCGACATGGCGGAGCGCGCAGCAGAGNCGCTGGCAGCGGTGAACACGGCCTGCCCGACTGAGCTTGCGCCAAGCGCCACCTGGGCCNCACCAGCAGTCGCTGCGTTGAACACCGCGATGCCGGTCGAGGTGCCGCCGAGATTGACCAGCGCCGCGCCAGCACTCGTCGCACCGGTGCCGCCCTGTGTGATGGGGATCACGCCGGCGGTCGTGGCCGTCGAGGCCGAAGCCGAGATGACGTTCGAGCCATCGCAGTAAGTGATCAGGCGCGAGTTCTGAACGATGGGCACCGGCACCGACTGCGAGGCAGTCGCGATGGTCACGGTGTACGCGCCAGTCGTCTCGTTATCGACCCAGTACTGCTGGGTAGTGGCGGGCACCACAATCTTGACGTTGTTCGAGAGCGCGCCGACGAACTTGTAGGCGATGCGGTTAAGCTCGGCGCCAGACAGCGTGTAGGTGGTCCCCGCGCCGGCCAGATTGATCGAGGTGTAGTCGAAGGCGAACACCGCGTTCTGGCCGAAGCCGACCGTGAACCAGTTGAGGCCGTCGGTGATGAAAGTCGCGCTGTCGCCAGTCTGAAGCGCGAAAGTCGCGCGCCCGTCGATCAGTTCGCTGCCAGCCGGATTGACCGAGATCTGTGCGGAGCCGTTGTTGTTGATCGTGACGAACCAGCCGTTGGCGACAGCCGCAGCCGCAGGCAGCGTGAAGGTGCCAGCCGCACCGCCGGTCCAGACGAAGAGGGACGAGCGATCCTGCGCGCCGGAGGTGTAGCTGCTGTTGAACAGCGTGGTCGGATAGTTCTGCGCCAGCGTGCTACTGATCGCCTTGAGGCCGTAGCCGGCGAGCGTCGCTGACTGCGCCTGGCTGACGTACGCGCCGAACTGATAGGTGCGCCATGCGCCGGCAGCAGTCGAGTTGTCGGTCAGGTACAGTTCCCAGACGGTGCTGGGCGGCATGGAGATCAGCGTGTCGCCGAGGCTGTCCTTTACCGTGATCGCGTACGCGCTCAGGTTGTTGAACAGCACGGTCTGGCCGGTGCCGGTCTGCGTAGCATCCGGCATGAAGATCGAATGCGCCGCGTTCGACGACACATCCATGATGCGCGCGACAACGTCCGGCCCGACGTTGGCCTCAAGCGGCCAGCTGAGCGCCACATCGGCGGTGAGCGAAAGCGCCAGGTACGACACATCCGAGGGGAAGATCGTGTTGCCGCCGAAGACTTGCGTGTAGCTGTTGGTCGTCATGGTCGTTACGCTTCCCGGCGAACAGAGTTGCGGTCAAGGATCTTGGCGAGGTCTTCGCCGTTGAGCATCTGGGCTGCTCGGTCATAGAACGACTGCCAAGTGGCGATGCGCTCGTCGTTCTTGAGGAACGGCGTTGCCTCGAGCAGCGCCCCGTAGAGCAGCAGTTGCGGCGCGTACTCAGTCAGCCAGTTGGTCTGGACGTCGTCGCTGAGCAGCGGCGGGAGCTCGTAGTAGAGGATCTCGAAGGGGTAGGCCACGTCCGGCGTCGGCGCAAACAACCAGTGGCTGTAGTCGTAGTCGCCGTAGAAGGCCGGCTGCGAGGTCTGCGTGGCGTCGGGCCAGTAGCGGCGGAGATACTCGTAGCTGCGGGTGAACAGCTGAACGCGCGTGTTATTGCCAGTTCCGGTGCCGATGTTGATCGACACGGTATCGCGCCAGCGGTCGGGCTTGTCGTACACCGACTGCCCGGCGTTGAACGTTCCGGTGACGACATTGATGAAGCCTTGGACCTTAAGCTCACGAGCGATGCGCCGCTCAGCAAGGTTGATCAGGCGCGGGATTTGCTCGTAAACGACAGGGTCAGAGACAAGCGATGCCCCGCGCTCAAGGTAGCGCTGGACGTCCTGCCGTAGCGTCGTGAAGGTCATCGTGTCGGTCATGGCCACCCCTTATACCATCACTTCCGCTTTTTGGTAGCCTACGGCTTTGCGTTCAAGCCAAGACCCCAGTCACGCGCCTCCTGCAGCCGCTTTGTGTTGATCGTGCAGGTGTTGAAGTCGGTTACGAGGACCGCAACCATGTCGGGACTTCCACCGGATCCGTTACCACCTTGGGCACCGTGATCTGCGGGGGCGGCGCCGGAGGCGCTGACACCACCTTGGTCGAGGCGCACCCGATGGTGCAGAATATAATCAGCAACGCGGCTATCACTATCAGCAAGAGCCGCATGGTAACGTCGGTCGGCTTCATCGGCCTGCTCCTTGTACTTGGCCTCGTAGGCCACCTTCTGCGCGAGTTGGGCCTTGGCGTTGTCATCAGATTCTTGCCGCAGCTTGCCGACCAGAGCAGCATCACGGGCATCGCGCGCCTCCCAGTGGTCTGCGCGCCGCAGCGTGAGCCAGTTGGCCAGCAGCAGCGCTGCACACAGCGCCCACGCAGGGTTGCGAAAGGCCCAGTTGACCGCGCCCGATACCCACGATCGGCCAACACCCAGCAGGCTAAGCAGCAGGGGCACTGAGATTTCCCTGAGCGAGGGGGCAAACTGCGGTACGTCCCATCACTTTGCGATACGCCAATTGTGCCAGCAGATAGCAGCGTAAATCGCATCGCACACCAGCAGCGTTACCGCGCCCGCTGTGCCGTACCAAGTCAGCATAAGGCCTAGAAGCGCGACCACGAGGATCTTAACGACAAACGCACCGTTGAAGCCGAGAAGCTTCATAGCTGCAAGCATCACGGGGTTTGCTTCATGCGCGAGGAGCGCGACGTAGAGGCTAAGCTGTAGGAACATTGCTCTTCTCCGGTACGAGGACGCCGACAGCAGCGCAGCCCATAGCCACGTATGACCACGGAGCAGCCAAGGCCGCAGCGGCGGTAGCGCCGGCGACGAACGCGGCCCAAGTGGACGCCTCGGCCAGTCGGGCCTTAAGATACGAGATGAACTTCATGCTGCCAGTCCTTTCACATACAGCGCAGCCTCAGCCGCGCGGCGCTTCACCAGCCCCGGCATGACGGTAGGCCCTGCGTGGACCCACTTGCCGAACTCGGCTGCCGCGCCTTTATAATCGCCGGCCTTGTGCTTGGCCAGCAGGGTCGAGCCGGGAAGGTGGCCGGTATTGTAATGGAAGCTGACCAGCGCGTCGAACTGGTTCTGCGTCGTCTTGGCGCTTCCAAGAAGCTCTGCGACGTGCGCGGCGAAGTGCTGCACATCGCGGTCGAACCGCTGCTCGCACTGCGCTTGGGTCCACACGGTCCCCTTCTTGATGTCCGGTCCGGTTGAGCCGTAACCAATCGTCCACGGATCGCCGCCAGTGCCGGGGTCTGGGTACGAGGTGAAGTGGCCGCTTCCAATCGCACGGCCACATCCCTCGAACTGCTTGATCAGCGTTTCGCAGGCATCGGATGCGTTCATGCCACGACGTCTCCTCTGAAATACGCCTTGCCGTCCACGACCTGGCAAAGCTCAGGCTGTAACAGAACGCCCTCGCGATAGGTCAGCACGGCGAAGCCAGAGCACGCTTGCGAGGGGCGCCCACCCTGATACTCGAACTGCGGCCCATCGAGGTCCGAGACGGTGCCGGTCTGCACACCATACCGCCGGCCACGCAGATCGTGATAGGGCTTGCACTCCAGCGCGTGGGTGTGGCCCGTGACCGTGGTGACGCCAGACTTCATGGCGTTGTTGTAGCCAGCGTGGACGCCGTTGGCGTAGTTGTGAAAGATCACGGTCGGCGAGGGGCTATCCCAGTTGATCCGAAGTCGGCGATACATATCCCACCCCGGAAAATGGTCAGCGAGCCGCAGCCCCTTCAGCCCGGCCAGTTCTGGCGCCTTGACCGCGATATTTTTCTCGAAGCGCTCATCGTGATTGCCGATGCACCAGAGGCGTTCGCAGCCCTTGGGGAGTGCCTGCTCGAGCTCACCGACGCGCTCTTGACAGACCTCGAGTTCTTCGACGGGCGAGGGGCGCTCGGCCCAACCAGCCGGTGGGTGGCGCGAGATGGTGGCACCGTCAAACACGTCCCCATTGAGCACCTTGATGCGGGGCTTGACGATCCGGATGACCTTGAGCAGCGCGAGATGCGCCAACGGCACCATGCCCGGCCAGTAGTGGTGATCCGACGATACAACTATCGAGCCGCTGAACAGTTCGATGTCCCTGCTGGCTGGGAACGTCCAAGCCGACACGTTGTAATCGGGCAGCGCCAGCTTGATCTTGGCGCCCTCGTATTGCGACTGTAGGGTGTTGCGAGAGATGCCGAGTGCTCGCGCTGCCGCTGTGACACCGCCGTGCTTCTCTACTAGCGCGATGGTCTCAGCCATTTCGGCCAGAGTTCTGCCGGGATTAGCCATCAATCACCTCGGAATTGCAGGCCGGGATGGCCTGNTACTCGCCGGGGTTGTCTAAGTATCGCCGCGCTTCGGCGATCTGAACCCTGGCGTTTACGATAGTCGTATTCAGACTTGGATGCTCTGTGCCAATAGCCTCGATCACAGCAAGGATAGTTTCCATGGCTGNGACCATGTTGTTGCAGATGCGTTCGCAGCGNTGGTCCTGCGTAGACTTGCGCTTGCGCTGCCANCGCTCCCAAAGGGTCATGCCCCCGCCGCCAAAAATGGCCCCGCCGAGCGTAGTGATGGCTGCNGAAGTAATCTGCGGGTCAACACCACCACTCGACATTAGGCGCACCTTATCCTTGGGTTCGATCCAATAAGTGCGTTTTTGGATAGCATAGCCGAGGGCGCT